TCAAAAGCACAATGATTGTAGTGCATGATAAAATATTTGAAATGGCAGACAAACGCAATACTCAATTGATAACATGGGGTCTTGGCATAATAGGATTGTTGGCATCTGCCCTGGGTTATATGATTACCCACTATATACTGACATGAAACCAAAAGACTTTGATAAACGTATACAAGCTATCCTAGGAGATACCTTTGAATACGCACGTAACAACAGTATCATTACTACAGATGACGGATTTGTAGTATTTGATAGATACAAGATCACCAATCAAGATGGCGTGATACAAGTTACCAATCAATATCGACAAGTATCTAATTTTACCAGTCAAAAAACAGCATTGACTTGGTGCATATTTGATAAATTTAACCAAGTTAAAAACGCACAAGACACTATGGTACTAGATCAACGAAGACGTATGGTCCAAGATGATTTATCACTAGTACAACAACTATTCCACCGTTATCGCGATCCCGTAGTACGCGATTCTGTGGCAGCTAAACTATCACAAAAACGACAAACTTTGCTTGACATAAATTCAAGGTTGGAGAAATGTGCAAATTTGGCTAAATATTGGCAAACAAAAGGATTTAACGATGAAATTGCACGAACTCAGCATTCAGCCCCAAAGCAAAAATATTAAAAAGGTTCTAGAGAATCGCCTAGGGCAACAGCTAAGCCTAGATGCTTTGAGCCCAATGGCCACTCGCCATATGTTACGCCGAGTGCGTAATCTTATAAAAGAGACTAGACAAGCAACTGGTTTTTACAAGAGTGAACAAAATAGTAGCTATCTAAAACTAGTAATGATGGAACAAGCATTGTCTACGCATTTACATGAAGTTGGCGAAGTTGCAATGGCCATTGATACCAGCGATCCAAAGACCAAACAAATTATGCAGAAGGCCGCAAATGGCGGCACTTTAAATCCTGAAGAGCAAAAGACTATGACTGCCATTGCCCTTATGAAAAAAGAAGGCGCCAAGACTGGCATGAAACGCATGGTCAAGGAAAGTGAATTGCAGACTGCACAGGTGGTGTTGGCCAGTCAGGACATGTTAGACCGTGTTCAGAAAATGACCGAAGACATTAGTGAAATGCAATTCAAAGATTTGCCTGCGTTGGTTGACAGTATTCGCAATGACATGGGCACTGAACAAGCAACTGCATATCAGTCACAGGCCAGCGCCGCATTGAGTACTTTGCTGAGTGCAGTGCAACAAGGCAAAACACAACTTGAAGCCGCACAAGGCGCCATTACTGGCCAAGCCCCACAAGTTCCGGGCGAACCCGGCGCCGACATGGGCGCCGACATGAGTGCTGACGGAGTTGATGCTGCCGCATTATCTGCAACTGGCGTAGACGATGGTGATGCAGCCGATGTTGGTATAGATGTTGATGCTGACTTAGATGTCAGCGCAGATGACGTTAAGTCATTGGGTCGTGAGCGTAGATAACAAGTGTTAATTTTAGAAGTTGAGCAACCCAATGCTGGCCCCGATGCAGAAAAACTTGCGGCACTAACACAATTTTTAATTGGGCGTGCCACCAATACTGGCGCGACTAAAACTATATCAACTCCGGCATATCTGCAATTGGCCCAAAACATGGGCATTAGTTTAAGTCAATCTCAATTGGCTTCATTGTCTCAACAACCTCCGTTAAACGGATTGATATCAAATGTGGAGCCAGATAAAATAACATTCAAGGGTGCAGAACCCGAAGTTGATGACTCAGACATGAGTCCAGATCAAGCTCGGGCCACTGTTGATAAAATGGCCAAAAGAGCCGCAAGCAAAGGAGCATGACATGATAGAATCTTTATTTTGGTTACTAGTTGGAGCCTTAATCGGATGGCATTTTCCCGAACCAGCCTGGGCAGGCACATTAAAGCAAAAAGTGCTTGACTTATTTTCAAAAAAGTAGTATACTAAACTGGCGGGTAAGGCGTTATATAATAGTAACACCTATCTTAAAGGAGATCACTGTGAAAAAATTATTTGTAAGCTTTTTATTGGCCGGAGCAATAATTCCTGCGTTTGCACAACATCATGGACATGGACATGGACATGGACATGGACATTGGCAACGTGGCTACTATGGGGGTGGTTGGAACTGGGTAGTTCCTGCTATCATAGGCGGAGCAGTAGTATATGGTGCAACTCGTCCAGACCCAGTTGTTGTACAACAGCCAGTGATTGTACAACAACCTGTACAAGTTCAGCAAGGACAAAATTGCAGTCCATGGACAGAAACACAACATTCTGATGGCACAATTACCCGAACAAGAACCTGCGCACAATAACACGTTAGAGTTTGAAAACTACAAACGTTATGTGTTCAACTGCAAATGCGGATGCAAAGAACACTGCGGGCATGGGTGTTCACAATGTGACTACTGTCCCGATTGTGAATGTGAGCGATGTCTAGCTGGTCAAGGATATAACTAATGGCTTATTCAAATAAAGTTATCGATCATTATGAAAACCCACGTAACGTGGGTTCCTTCTCTAAAGACGATGAAGATGTGGGTACTGGTATGGTGGGCGCACCTGCCTGCGGTGATGTAATGAAACTCCAAATCAAAGTAAATAATATTGGAGTAATAACAGATGCCAAATTTAAAACATATGGTTGTGGTTCGGCGATTGCGAGTAGTTCGCTCGTTACTGAATGGGTCAAAGGAAGGACACTTGACGAGGCGGCAGCGATTAAAAATAGCGAGATTGCTGATGAGCTTGCCCTCCCCCCTGTTAAGATTCATTGTTCAATACTTGCAGAAGATGCCATCAAAGCAGCCGTAGAAGATTATCGTAAGAAACATGATATCATTAGCTGAGGTAAAACATTTGCATATAGAGCTGAGTTCTAAATGCAATGCTCGGTGCCCTCTTTGTAGTAGAAATTTTTACGGATTTGACTACAATCGCGGATACGAAGAAACTAATCTTACTTTAGTACAAATACAAAAGTTATTGCCAATTGAGTTTGTTAACCAACTCGATGAAATTTTGTTTAACGGAACGTATGGCGACTTTGTTATGAATCCCGAGAGTGTTGAAATTATACAGTGGCTACGACAAACAAATCCGTTATTAGTAATGCATATAAGCACAAATGGTGGGGCAAGGGATAGATCATTTTGGCAAGCACTGGCTAAACTGGATGTTGAAATTAGTTTCTGTATTGACGGACTGGAAGACACACACCACATATACCGTCAGGATACAACTTACAATAAAGTTATATCCAACGCCAGGACGTTTATTAAAGCAGGTGGCAGGGCGGTATGGACAATGACAGAGTTTGATCACAACCGCCATCAAATTGATGAAGCCCAACGTCGGGCTACCGCACTGAATTTTGTCAGTTTTAATAAACGACCAACTAATAGAGACACAGGACCAGTATACAATAATAAAGGTCAAAAAATTTATTTGATGAAAACAACCGGGGCAAAATTCCCCAACCAAATAACCAGCGAATGGATTACAAATTATTCGGACGGGGGGAGATACACTAAAGGTATTGTAAAAAAACAAGCACTCCCGTTACAATGTGATGTATTAAATAAAAAATCTTTGTATATTAGTGCAAGTGGCGAAGTAGATCCGTGTTGTTTTGTGGGGTTAGTTAAGCAGGGCAATCGCGGCAACGCCGATCTACAATTGCTAAGGCAGCATCCACAATTAACATTAGAAGATGGTATTGATTTTACTAATAAAGTATTAGGTACATTTGACAGTCAACAGTTATTGGTTTGTCAACAATCGTGTGCAAGTTAATATGATAACACTAACAGATACCGCTCAGAATAAAGTAAAAAGTTTATTGTCCAAGCGTGGTGGCGCAGGAATCCGGTTGGGCGTTAAAACTACAGGTTGCAGTGGCCTTGCTTATGTGTTAGAATACATAGACAAGTATGAAGTTGACCATGATGTGGTTAATTATGCACAAGATGGATTTGCTGTGCTAGTAGATAAAAAAAGTGTAGTATATTTAAATGGCACAACAGTAGATTATGTGAGAGAAGGCCTTAATGAGGGCTTTCGTTTTTCAAACCCTAATGAACGTGACCGATGTGGTTGCGGAGAAAGTTTTAGAATTTAATGATAGTTCAACGATATAATTATGCCCCACTTGATAGAACAACTATTGATGGTAAACGACATTATTGTTTACCCGACGGTTCTAAAGTGCCCAGTGTCACTACCATCCTAGACCGTACCAAGCCCGAAGAAAAACGCCAGGCTCTTGCTAACTGGAAAAAGCGTGTAGGTGAGCAACAAGCACAGCAAATTACCACCGAAGCCGCCAATCGCGGCACTAGAATGCATGCCTATTTAGAGCACTATGCATTGCAAGCAGACATGAAACCCTTGCCTGGAAATCCCTTTGCTCATCCCAGTTGGTTTATGGCCGCAGAAGTTATCTTACAAGGACTATGCAACGTGGATGAATTTTGGGGAGTAGAAGTACCTGTTTATTACAGTGGTTTATATGCAGGAACCACAGATTGTCTCGGGCTATGGAAAGGACAGCCTGCAATCATTGATTTTAAACAGACCAACAAGCCCAAAAAGCGTGAATGGATTGATGACTATTTTATTCAACTTGCAGCCTACGCCTCAGCGCATAATAACACATACGGCACAGATATCAAAACAGGGGTAATTATGATGGCTCAGCAACCTGTAGTTTTGCCCGACGGAACACTGAGCAAACCTGTTTACACTGAATATGTGATTGAACAGGACGAGTTTGACCATTGGAACAACGAGTGGAACAAACGTGTTGAACAGTACTACTTGATCAGCTAAATACTCTAAACAGAGGATACTACCGTGGCTATAGTACAGATTTCACGAATTACCAACCGTAAAGGTTACACAGAAAATTTACCACAACTTGCTGGTGCTGAATTAGGCTGGTGTACTGATAGCCGTCGATTGTTTATTGGCAACGGCACCTTAGAAGACGGCGCCCCGGTTATTGGTAACACTGAAATTATAACGCAGTTCAGTGATATCACAGTGCTCAGCAATTATACCTATAGTGATATTGTAGTAGGTTATTCTGCTCAAACAGGACCAACCTCCAGCGATCCAGTTGTGCGTACAGTGCAGGCCAAATTGGATGACATGGCCAGTGTGCGTGATTTTGGCGCAGTGGGTGATGGTGTTGCTGATGACACAGATGCAATTAATCGTGCTTTGTATCAATTGTATTGCCGTGAAAATAACACACAAATTCGACGTAGTTTATTCTTCCCAGCTGGTACTTATAGAACTAGTGAACCCATTGTTATTCCTACCTATGCTAAATTAATTGGCGAAGGTGCCGATTGTTCAATCATTTATTTAGATACACAAGACAGTAGTGTGCCTGCGTATGTGGCTAGGTTTGGCGACAGTCGACAACAGACTGGCGTTAACATTGGTACCAATGGAGCAACTCCACCGCAAAATATTGAAATTAGTTCAATGACATTCCAAAGCACCGAAGACAGTGATGTGTTTCTGGTTGATCAAGCCACACAATGTTGGTTTGACAGTGTAAACTTTGTTGGCAGCAATACTTTGACTGAAATTGAAAACTCTGGTGGGGTATTATTGCCTGAGTTAACTGCTGTGGCATTTAACAGCAACGGCAGCCAAACATGCAACGACATTACATTTGACAAATGTTCATTTACCAATTGTTCATATGGTATCAATACATCTGACGGGGTATTTGGTGTAACAGTGAGCAACAGTGTTTTTGATACACTAATAGTTGGCATCAATCTTGAAGACACGCCCAGTGGGTTCCGAGCTGTACATAATATTTTTGATAACGTCTACAGCGAAGGCATCATCTATAACAATGTTGACTTGAATGTTTCTGCTTATAATGTTTTCTACAATGTAGGTAACAGCATTGGTGGAACAAGTCCCACAGCAGTGATAGTCAAGTTTGGCCATGACAACAATGTGTCTATCAATGATGTATTTGAACGCAGTGATGCCGATGCATTTACCTACCCTAGAGTTCAAATTATCGGTAGCACCAGCTCAACTGGTGGCACCCAATCACAGGTAGGTCGGTATGCTCGCGAAGCTGGCCGTACATTTACACTTGTCAACGCCGCATCCAACCAAACAGTTATCACCATCAATGCACAATATGTTCGGGCATTTGAAATGTTGTACACCATTGTAAGAGGTGTAAACATTCGAACTGGTAGATTAACTGTGGTAACAGACACAGTTGGTTACACCGACGACTACACCGAAAATTCCAGCACCGGCATTACATTTACGGTCAGCGCAGTGGGTGATACTGTATCAGTCAAGTACACTGCAACCAATACTGGTAGTTCCGGAACATTAACTTATTCTATATCACATTTGGCTTGATGTGGCCCTTAACATTTGAAGAACGGTTGGCCCAATGGTACAACCTACGCACCAACTCTAATAATCTAGAGTTGGAATCGTTTCTAACACAGGTTCATGACTGGTGGTGGCGTTCACCAATGGTGGGCCGCTATCTTAATTGGGAAGATCATCTTACTTGGCCAGGCCCCTGGGACTTATTGGATGAAAATCGCTATTGCGATCTTGCAAGAGCCCTGGGAATGTTGTATACTATTACATTGTCGGCTCATCCTGACATAGAGAATATTACGATCACACAGTCCAACAAGGGCAATTTAGTCCTAATCAACCATGGGAAATATATATTGAATTGGACCCCGGGGGAACTGTTAAATATCGATTCAACAAATATTGAAATTACCAGACAGCTAACTGGTGCACAACTACAACAAAATTTAGGTTACAATACATGACGCAAACTATACAAGTACAAAAAAGAGACGGACGCAAAGAGCCGCTAGACATTGAAAAACTACACAAAGTAGTTTTTTGGGCAACACAAGGAATTACCGGAGTATCAGCGTCAGAAGTTGAAATTAAAAGTCATTTACAATTTTATACTGGCATTCCCACAGCAAGCATTCAAGAGACATTAATTAAATCAGCCGCTGATTTAATCAGCGAAGAAACACCCAACTATCAGTATGTTGCCGGTCGCTTAATTTGCTATCATTTACGCAAACAAGTCTACGGACAATTTGAACCATGCAGTATTAAAACTCTAGTTGAAAAAAATGTAGCACGTGGATTCTATGACAACGAATTACTTTCAACATACAGCAACAATGAGTGGGAAAAAATTAATACCTTTGTTCGACACGACCGGGATGAGAATTTAACTTATGCTGCCATGGAACAATTTCGTGGCAAATATCTTGTACAAAATCGTGTTACCAAAGAAATTTTTGAAACACCTCAAGTGGCTTACCTATTAATTGCGGCAACGTTGTTTAGTAACTATCCCCGAGAAACAAGATTAACTTACATCAAAGATTATTATGATGCTATCAGTACATACCAAATTAGTTTACCAACCCCTGTCATGGCAGGTGTGCGCACACCACAACGACAATTCTCCAGCTGTGTGTTAATTGAAACCGGCGACAGCTTGGACAGTATCAACGCCACAACTAGTAGTATTGTAAAGTATGTAAGTCAAAAGGCAGGTATTGGCATTGGAGCCGGTCGCATTCGTGCTCTTGGCAGTCCCATCCGTAATGGTGATGCTTATCACACTGGTGTAATTCCCTTTTATAAAATGTTTCAAGCAGCCACACGTAGTTGCAGTCAAGGTGGAGTGCGCAATGGCGCGGCTACGTTGTATTATCCACTATGGCATTTAGAAGTTGAAGACCTATTAGTACTAAAAAACAACAAAGGCACCGAAGACAACCGTGTACGCCACATGGACTATGGCATACAATTCAACAAGGTCATGTATGAACGATTACTCTCCAATGCAGACATTACCCTGTTCTCACCACATGATGTTCCCGAAATGTATGATGCATTTTTTACTGATGTAGATCGATTCCGCGAATTGTACGAAACAGCCGAACGTAATACTAAATTGCGCAAGAAAAAAATTAAGGCAGTTGACTTGTTTGCAGCCTTTATGCAAGAACGTAAAGACACAGGTCGTGTTTATTTGCAGAACGTAGATCATGCCAACAGTCATGGTAGTTTTATTCCTGAACTTGCTCCAATACGTCAAAGTAACCTGTGCTGTGAAATTGATTTACCCACAAAGCCATTGAATGATATCAATGATCCCGAAGGAGAAATTGCGCTTTGCACATTGAGCGCAACTAATTGGGGAGTATTCCGTGAACCACAAGATATGGAAAAAGCCTGCACCCTTGCGGTACGTGGACTTGATGCATTATTAAGTTATCAACATTATCCCATCCTTGCGGCACAGTTGGCCACAGAGAACCGTCGCCCATTGGGTGTTGGCATTATTAACTTGGCCTATTGGTTGGCCAAACATGATTTATCATACAGTGATCCAGCCGCATTGGTAAAAATTGACGAATGGGCACAACACTGGAGTTATTACTTAATCAAGGCCAGTGTTAACCTGGCCCGAGAATTTGGTGCATGCCCCAAAAGCAACGAAACCAAATATCATCAAGGTATTTTACCAGTTGATACTTATAAAAAGGAAGTTGACGAATTAGTTCCACATAAAGATGTGGTCGACTGGGAAGGCCTACGATCAGACCTTGTGAAATATGGCATTCGCAACAGCACACTAATGGCATTGATGCCAGCAGAAACCAGTGCTCAAATTAGTAATAGCACAAATGGTATTGAGCCACCACGTAGCTATGTTTCAATTAAGCAAAGCAAAGATGGCGTGCTCAAACAAGTAGTACCTGAATATCGCAGACTAAAGAACAAATACGACCTATTATGGGATCAGAAATCACCCGAAGGCTATTTAAAAATTTGTGCAATTCTGCAAAAATACATTGATCAAGGCATCAGTGTCAACACCAGTTATAATCCACAACATTATGATGAAGAACAAATCCCAATGAGTGACATGCTCCGACATTTGATCATGTTCTACAAGTATGGTGGCAAACAACTATACTACTTCAACACCTATGATGGCTCAGGTGAAATTGATGTTGACCGACTCAATCAAGGCAAGTCTATGCTGATTGAAAGTGTTGACACCATACTATCAAATGATACAGAAGACTGCTATAGTTGCAAGATCTAATCCGAGAAATAAAAATGTCAGTATTCAATATAATTAAAAATCGTGACCACACCACCAGCCTTGCATTCTTGGATGCTGATGGCCCTGTTGGCATACAAAGATATGAAACTCTAAAGTACAAGCAGTTTGATAAACTAACAGACAAACAACTGGGATTTTTCTGGCGCCCGGAAGAAGTTGATGTTCTTCGTGATGCCAAAGACTTCAGAGACCTCACTGCCAATGAACAACATATTTTTACCAGTAATTTAAAGCGTCAAATACTGTTAGATAGCGTTCAAGGCCGTAGCCCCAACTTGGCATTTGCCCCATTAGTTACAATTCCTGAATTAGAAACTTGGATCGCCACTTGGACCTTCAATGAAACTATACATAGTCGTAGTTACACACACATAATTCGTAATGTCTACAACAATCCAAGTGCAGTGTTTGATGAGCTGTTAAATGTTGATGAGATTGTAAAATGCGCAAAAGATATTAGTCGTTACTATGATGAGTTAATTGAATCAAGCACGGCCTGGCAATATCTCGGCGTTGGCAATCACACAGTTAATGGTACCGCGATATCAGTTGATGAATATCAGTTAAAGAAAAAACTTTGGCTTGCACTCAACAGTGTTAACGCACTGGAAGGTATTCGCTTTTATGTGAGCTTTGCTTGCTCCTGGGCATTTGCTGAACTTAAAAAGATGGAAGGCAATGCCAAAATTATTAAGTTAATCTGCCGAGATGAAAATGTGCACCTAGCCAGCACTCAAACGTTGCTCAAATTGTTGCCCACAGATGATCCAGACTTTGCAAAGATCAAAGAAGAATGTCATGATGAAGTTGTTAAATTGTTTAATGATGTTGTTCAACAAGAGAAAGAGTGGGCACACTATCTGTTCAATAATGGTAGTATGATTGGACTTAACGAACAACTGCTCAATGAATATGTTGAATGGATTGCCAACAAGCGCATGACTGCTCTTGGTATCCCAAGCACATTTAAAACTGGCAGCAATCCATTGCCCTGGACGGCAAAATGGATTGCTGGCTCCGACGTCCAAGTTGCCCCACAAGAAACAGAAATTTCTAGCTACATTGTTGGCGGCACAAAACAAGACGTAAACGAAAACACACTTGCAGGACTTTCACTATAATGCTGACCGTATATTCCAAAACCGTTTGCCCCTATTGCGTACAAGCAAAATCTTTCTTGAAGTCAAAAGACATTCCTTTTCAAGAAATCAACATTGAAAAAACTCCCGAGGCCCGTGACTTTATTATGTCATCTGGGCATCGAACTGTGCCACAAATTTATTACAATGGTGAATTATTTGTGGAAGGTGGTTGGCAAGGCCTAAGTAAGTTGAGCGCAGACGACATCCGAAGTCGTCTCGGAATCAATAACTTAGGAAACATATGAATATTCAAGTAGACGAAATTTACACATTTAAACTAATCACCGGTGAGGAACTGGTTGCTAAAGTATTAGAATTACAAGATGATTATATTGTAGTTAAACACCCTATTAGTACTGTTATCAGCCCCCAAGGGTTACAAATGGTGCCCAGTTTGTTTAGCGCAAATACCGAGAAAACTGTCCAGATAAATAAATCTAGTTGTGCCATGGTAGCAGATACACGCGATGATGTGCGTGATAGCTGGATCCAGGCAACTACTGGTATTGCACCAGTACGTAAACAGATTATTACAGGATAAACTATGGCAGCAGCCGCAAGATTAGGTGACCCGGGAGTTACTGATTGTAGCCCATTTAACATTCAATCCGGATCCGGAGATGTGTTTGTTAATGGTTGCGGCGCGGCACGTCTAGGTGATGGTGCAACACCGCATAAAGCTAAACAGAGACCCAAATGTCCTATCCATGTTACTAAAATTACCGGAGCCAGTGGCACAGTTTTTGTTAATGGCCGCGGCTTTGCCCGTGTTGGTGATCCATTTGGTCCTCAATGTACACAGGTGCAATCGGGTAGTGGCGACGTGTTTGTAGGTGGTTAATCATGGGACAATTGTCGTCCGTGATGGCCACTGCTGGTGCAGGTCTACTTCCTAATCCACCCACAGATATTGGAGCAACATTTGTATTGCCCACAGCATTGGGCAATGCCATCTCCACTTACACAAGTATCTCGGTTGTATCTCAAACGCAGGCAATTTGGAATTTAGCGGCAGCGTCAGCAAACCAACTTACTCCAACCATCTCTGCTTCAACATTGCAGTCATTGCTTAAAATTGGTTCAACTATATTTCCGGCACTAACCAATGTATTACCCGGAAGTCTTACAGCACTGAACTTGTTGGTCAACAACTACATGCCAGCATGGGACAATACTGTTAGATATGAAATTGGTTCCAATGTTAGTTATAACAACAATATCTACACTGCTATTGCTATAAATCAAAATCAAACACCCACTAATACTACCTATTGGAATATTAATTTAAACTATTCTTCGCTATCTAATGTGGTTCTTACCAACGCCAATGTTATTTTAGGCAATGGTGACTTATCCAAGTTCTGTCAGGTGTTCATGGGTGCACAGGGCTATTGTAGTCAAGCCAACGCCACCATCAACAGTGTTAAAAATAGTGCCACACTAGCGCAAACATTTTCGCCATCAACTGGCGGCATGGACAATTTAACCACAGGTGGGTTAAATCAAGTTGCCAGTAATTTACAAACATTGGGTGCTGACCTACAAAAACTAGGAACACTAATAAATCTTGCTCGGCTTGATTATTTGGGATTACCGGGAGAACTTCTGTCGCAACTGGCCAAGAAGACTAATTCGTTATTACCTGAAATTACTAATCAACTAACTCTCGCCAAGTTACCAGAAAGTAAAATACAAGCATTGAATTCTGGACGCAATGAATTAACTGCCGAAGAAGAAAAAACAGCCTACACAGTAATGACTAAAATTACTGGCACTACGTTGACACAGGTATTGGCCATACTTGGTGTGACTACATCAAATATTACTACAATGGCGCAGTTGTTGAACCCGGCAAAGATCCTACCCAATGGTTATCGAGTGTTGTTGTGCCCTGATGGCAATGGACTAGTAAATGTTTATTTGGCCAACGGCACAGTCAACACCAATCTTAAGCCAGTGCTAGCAAATGCGGGTGTGGCCGCCTACGCTGGGCCTGGCAATAATGGTAGTTTGGAAACACTGTCGTTGATTATTCCTTCAGATCAGGCACTAGCCAATAAAGCCATGGCCCGAAGCTTTCAACAAGTTAAAAATATCACAGCAACAACATTACCAGGATTGAGCACAGCAATGTCAGCAGTTGAAACCAACACTGGGTTAACTGCGGTCAATAGTTTAACAACCCCTGTGCCAGCTTCAGTTACTAACTTTTATCAAACACAATTGGGGTCTGGTACTGGCCCGCGCGGCACAATATTAATAAGTGATGTCATTGGAGTTGTCTACAATCCATTGTTTGTAGATGGGTTTAAAAATACTGCAACGTTGATTGCCAAGGTTAATGCAACTACGTTAACTTCGTTGTATACTGACATGATAAAAACTCTTGACGGTACCTACGATGATCCAGCAAATCCGGGAGGGGTTGTTATTCCAAGTGGACCGGCTGCGGGAACTTATAGTTCAATTAATGATGCATTTGTAACGGGACTAATACCAGCAGCCAACTCAGTTATTAACACCATTGCCAATGCCAACACTTCAACTGTGACTAGCACTACAGCAAGCTGGAATCAAATGTGCTCAGAACTAAAACGCGAATCTGGCAATCAGGCACAAGCTGAAATCAACTTTGGTGAACTTGCCAGTAGTAAAACCAGCACAATGAGCTTTGCCGGTAATTTGCACGAATACGGTGTTGATGTTGGGGACGGTGGACCCAATGATATTTTAACTGCTTTGTCAAATCTCAATAGTTTAAGTGGCCAATGTTTGGTCAGTAGTCTACGCGAAGGTAGAAACATTGTTGCCTTACAAGAAGCAGGAGTTAAGTTAGATACTCAGCTATCATCTGAACCAGGTGTTGGTGCGGCAACTACAATAGTGCCTTGGGCCGAAACATCATCGTACTGGAGCAAAGCAGCCACACTGATTGCACAAGATAGAAACTGGGGTCTGTACCGATCTTATCGTGGGTCACAAGTTACTAATTGGGGATTTGATGGCACACCTAATCAAGCAGGTACAGTGTCAGTTAAAGCAAGTGGTAAAAATGTTGACGTAGTTATTGTTGATGCTGTGATTGACCCCAACCACCCAGAGTTTGCAGTTAGTCCCAATGGTTCTGGTGGTAGTCGTGTGCAGTATTACAATTGGTACAGCGCCAATATTTCTGGTGACCCAAATTCTGGCACCATTTATAACCCACCAATAACAACTACTGCACCAAACTCTGCTGATGACAGTAGACATGCTTGCCATGTTGCTGGCACAGTGGCAGGTAACACGCAGGGTTGGGCACCCAATGCCAACATTTATAACATTAGTCCTCAATATGTCACCGGCGGTGCGCCATATACATATTTGTACCAATACATATTAGCCTGGCACCAAAAGAAAAAAACCAGCGGTAACACCAATCCCACCATTTGCAACAACAGCTGGTACTCACGATACACTATTCCGTACACTAGTATTACATCAGTGACTTATCGTGGCACAGCGTATGCCGGCCCGTTTACATTGTCTCAATTATTAAGCTATGGGATCACATCTAATGGGTCAGGAAACTGTATTGTTGCTTTAAGTAATGCCTCAATGAATGCTGACATACAGGCCTGTATCAATGCCGGCATCATCATGGTGGCTTGTGCTGGTAATGATGACAGCAGAATAGCAGTGGCCGGCGACTCAGACTTTAACAACACATTAACGGCCACAGGTTACAATTCAGGCAATCCAATATACTACACTCGCGGTAGTTCACCAACTTCGACCAGCAACGTTATTTGTGTAGGCGGAATAGGATCAGGTGTTACCTCAGGCGGCGATAGAAAACTCAGTTACAGTAATTGTGGTCCCAGAGTCAATTTGTTTGCCCCGGGGTCATATGTAACCAGCGCCTGGCTAACATCGTCGGGACCTACGGGGGTAGGCTATCCAGCCCCAGTCCCTGATCCAAGAAACACAGCATACTATATTGCCAAAGATAGTGGCACCAGTATGGCAAGCCCACAAGTGGCCGGCATACTTGCGTGTGCGTTAGAACAAACGCCAACCTTGAATCAAGCTAGTGCATTAAGCTTGATCACCACAGCGGCCAAGCTCAATCAAATTCCCAACACCGCTGGCGGCTATGACGATTTATACAGCCTACAAGGCGCCCCAAATCGATACTTGACACTGCCGGATTCCTTGAAATCTTAATACAAAACAACAGGTTAGCACCCACTAACTATAGCATTGGCCATGGTTGACCAATAATTCACTTTTGTGTATAATACTTGTATGTTAACACAGATAGGAACAGCCCATGCCTGATCATTTAGTACTTGAAGGTAAACAATTTAATGGAGTTAAAGTGGCCGCAGGCTGGATCCGAGATCTCGAAAGTAGTGACAGTCGTATTCACAAAGAAAAAGTGATTGAAAAAGCCTTGATGGCCGCCAAGCTTGGTAGCTCAGATGCACAATGTTTCTTGTTTAACTGTTATCAAGCCTACAATCCTTTCTACGCATTTAATGTTCGACAAGTGCCCGAAACTGTGGGACTTGTTGGAGAACCCAATCCTTGGCCCAAATTTTGGGCATTGTTAGAATCGTTGCGCACTCGTAGTGTAACCGGCCATGCGGCCAAATCTGCCATACAGGACTGTGCTGATCAATTTGACAGTGACGAATGGAACAATGTATGTCGCCGAGTCATTACTAAAGATTTGCGATGTGGTATCAGTGAAAAAACACTTAATAAAGTTTTAGGTAAAACTGAATGGAAAATTCCTGTGTTCAGTTGTCAACTAGCACAAGACTCAACTGACCAACCCAAAAAGCTTCGGGGCACTAAACGTCTTGAAGTCAAGCTTGACGGAGTTCGGGTACTTGCAGTAGTATCCGGGTCCAGTTGTACCTTGTTTAGTCGCAATGGTAAAGAATTTGAAAACTTCCCACAAATTGCAGACGCCATCTTGGACAATCGCCGGGCATTCCAGCACGGTCGAGGTACAGGTGGACACTTTGTGTTGGATGGTGAGATTGTAGGAGAGACTTTCCAAAAGCTCATGAAGCAAGCACATCGTAAAAGTGATGCAGTAACTGATGGCATGGTATATCATATTTTTGATATTATTCCATTGGATGCCCTCAAAGAAGGTCACTGTAATTTGCAACAGTACAAACGACTGGAGTGGCTGGAGTCAGCAAAAAGTACGCTAGACCAAACTGACAGTCTTCGCATAATGCCAGGTATAAACGTGGACTTGGACACTGCCGAAGGGCATGACGTCATGAATCGATTTGCCCAAGCTTCAGTTGAGCAAGGCTACGAAGGCATTATGATTAAGAGTGTGGATGCACCTTATGAATGCAAACGCAGTGACTTCTGGATGAAATGGAAACCCACAATCAGTGTTGATCTCAACATTGTGGGGTTTGAAGAAGGTACCGGTCGTAACCTAGGCCGGTTGGGTGCTATAATCTGTGAAGGAGTTGACAATGACCGTAGAATTCGCGTTAATGTTGGTAGTGGCTTTAGTGATGCTCTTCGTGATGAGTATTGGGCCAATCGGAATGACATGCTTGGCCACCTGGTGGAAGTCCAGGCGGATGCAGTCACACAAAACCAAGACGGAACCTACAGCCTCCGATTCCCAAGGTTCTTAAGATTCCGTGATTTTGAAGCAGGAGACAAATTATGAAAACATATGACACGTTTGAAGCTGTGATAGACATGCAGGAATGTATGAAACGTCCCATTGTAGTTCATGCTAAAAAAATTGAAGAAGATTTTAGAGTTAATACTCTAGAAGGCAATTACAAACAAGGTAAAGCCGGCGACTACCTTATGAAAGGTATTGATGGTGAACTGTATATTTGTGATGGCGACATCTTTGAACGAACCTACGATTTTGTATAATGGGTAACCAAACCGACTACTTTGAACGAATTGGTTACAAGCCCACCTGGTTTATTGGTGATCGAGTATTTGGGCACTGGAATAAAATTCCGTTTGTAGGTTCTGTGGGCAACGACACCTTGATCAATCCACTGGAAGGGCCAAGGATTAGTATACACCTTGACTTGCCCATCAAGTACCAAAACCAGGTGCACAATGTTATTTTTGTCAAACACAAAGATATCAAAGCATACAAATAAATTTGGCAAAGACTGTCAAAATAATTATTGACTTTGTGTTTGTATTTTGTTAATATGTACAGTGCAGTGAAGGGGAATGATTGGGTTGATAGTCTAGGGGCCGTAGGTTCCATGGCTGGTTTAGTGACTGCATAATTCCCAAGGTTGTGGCATCGTCTCGTTGCTGGAATAAAGCCGTTGTATCTAGTAACAAAACTACAGAATCATGTGCGGGTAGCACCTCTGCTGTAGTGTTAGCCTTAACGAGTATGGTACGGTGAAAAGCAAGATTAATTTTTTGTATCAACACGGAGATCTCTAGTTCTATGTCGACGTCCCTGGATCCACTTAAAACAACGGCCCTGGATCTGCACCGTTTCTGGGTGTTGGTGTCAACTGACCAACAATGGTATTCGGTTATGGCCGAAGCCCGACACTGGTTTGGCAGAAATTGGCACTGCCAATCCAAAGTCCGACGCAAGTTAAATCGATGTGACAGCAATTCGCCTATTGCAGTATGGTTTGATGTGCCAGATCCGCAATGGGCAACTTGGGTAGCTACTAAAACGTCCTTACAAGTAGTAGCTAATGATCCCACAAAGGCTAATAAATAATCTAATGCTCCTAACATTATTAATGTTTCTAGTGGCACTGTGCCTTAGCTCAGTGGCCGCATTTTATTCTATTGTAGGCCTTGCCGCCATTTTTGCCGCGGCAGTACTGCCCATTGTTCTCATGGGCAGTATCTTAGAAGTGGCAAAGCTCACAGTCACAGTATGGCTACATGAATACTGGAGCCGTGCTCGCTGGCTAATGAAAGTGTATTTGTGCTCGGCAGTGGTAGTTTTGATGCTGATTACCAGCATGGGCATCTTTGGATTCCTTTCAAAAGCACACAGTGACCAAAGCATGGTGTCGGGAGATGTACAGGCCAAAATCAGCATATACGATGAGAAGATTAAAACTTCAAAGGAAAACATAGATGTTAATCGCAAAGCTCTCAAACAAATGGATGAGGCAGTGGACCAAATTATGGGCCGAAGTACATCAGAAACGGGGGCAGATAAATCCGTGGCTGTCCGTAGGGGTCAACAAAAGGAACGTGGGCGTCTCCTTGCTGAGATTGAAGCCGAACAGAAAAAAATTACAGCACTTAATGAAGAACGAGCCCCTATTGCTGCCGAGGTACGCAAGGTTGAGGCAGAAGTCGGTCCGATAAAATACATTGCCGCATTGATATATGGTGATAATGCTGACAACAATATGCTAGAGGCATCAGTACGTTGGGTTATT